AGAGGACTATGTGGATGAGATAACACAAACGCGTAAAAGGATTTATTACTGATGTCTACATTGTCTGATGAATATATAAAAAATTTCTCCAAGGAGAGAAAAGCCATATTCAATAAGAGATTCAGTGATGATTATGATCCCAACATGTCCGAACGTTCCAATATCATAAGGATCTTAAATGAGATGAGGGAACTTGGTTTAGCAGAGGGTGGTATCACTCGTATTGGTTTAAAAAATGGAATGAAGTTAAGCGATTTTTTTAAAATACAAGCTTCAGGATCAAAATCTGGTAAGCAACAAATTGAAGGTGCACCAGAAGGTTTTACAATAGATAAGGAAACTTTTAACGCTATAATAAAAGCAGACATACCTATATCTGAAAAAATAGATTTACTCGCAAGTTATGAATACGGGAAAGGTAGAGATAGAATTGAAAAAGATGACCAAGAATTATTTTTAGGTGAAGGTGGATTTAAAGATAGAAACATTGGACTAGGTTTCAATAAAGATGGTAAAGGTATTGGCGGAACTTTAATGTACAATCTTGATACAGGTGAACCAGAATTTAGAATTGGATTTAAAAAAGAATTTAACAAAGGTGGACGTGTTGGTTTTAGAATAGGTTCTGATGAGGGTAAAGATGTTTCAGGTAGAGAATACGGAACAACTTCAGCAGCGTCTATGGGAGTTGCAACATCTCCAAGTCGAGATGATAGTGATGATACTTTTACAAATGGGAGAAACAACAATAATCCAGTTGTGGATATTGGGAAAGCAATCGCAACTAATACAGCAAAAACATATGCAAAAAATAAAGCAATAGAAAAACTAGGTCTAGGGGGAATAATGAGTATGTCTCCTCAAGTGATGGCTATTTTAGGAATTTTAAAAACATTAAGAGATCCACAAATTGAAGATGAAGACATAAAGTTTGCAAAAGGTGGACGTGTGGCCTATCAGGATGGGACACCAGATAGAAAACTTTATGAGACCCCAGTCACCGATGCGATAAAATCGGTAAATGAAAAAACTATTGATGCTATACAAAAGGGTAAAGAGGGATTTGAAAGATTTACTGGTATAGATCAAATAGAACCTAATTTTCCAGGTTCTTTTGATGATCCAGAAGGTCAACCCTCTGATTTCAGACATCAAGCTGCATCAAACTTAGTGGCTCAAGCTTTAGGAAAAGGTGCCTATTCAGATCCTATATTAGGACCGATTAGTTATTTATCAGGTGGTATAGGATCTTTTGGTTTAGGAACCGTAAAAGAAATCGGAGATCTTGTTGCAGGATTATTGGATAAAAACACAACTGCAAAAGAAGCTTTTAGTCAAGCGTACGAAGACACTATAAGTAATTTCAAAGGAGCCTTTGCTCCAGCGGGCACAACTAGTCAAGAGTTATACGATAAATTGATGGAAGGTTACGTACCAATAGATCCTTTTGGTATGGATAGAACAAGCCTTTTGAGATCACAACAGATTTTTGCACAAAGAAAAAAAGCACTTGAGGATGCAAGGAAAAAACAAAAAGATTTTATTGAACAAGAGGCTACAAAAACACCTCCCAAAAAACCAAAAAGAACAACAACCACGAAACCTGGAACTGGTGGTGGAGGCGGAGGAAGACAAGTTGATACTAGCAGAGGTGCGGTTAGAGGTGCACAACAAGACATATCTAATTATCAAGATTTTGGCGAGGTGCCTTTGGCTAAAGGTGGAATAGCTAGAATGTTAGGTGAGTAATGGTTAAGAGACTGACAACCACGATACCACCATTACGTGGCCCTAATCCACAGGGGTTGAACATAAGTTATAATAGTGTTAAGACAGTCAAACCGGAGAAATTAAATGGCAGAGATAGACAAAGGACTTCCGAATACTCGGACAAAAATAGAAGTTCCCTCTCAAGAGGAAATAGAAGAAGTTAGTATACAGGAACCAACAGATGATAGGGGGCCGATAGAGGTCATACCCGAAGAGGATGGTGGTGCCACGATAGACTTCGAACCAGGTGCAATCAACGTTCCTGGAACCGAGAATCATTTCGATAATCTTGCTGACATACTGCCAGAGGATATCTTGGATCCGATCGGTTCGGACATGGTTCAGAATTACATGGACTACAAGGCGTCGAGAAAAGATTGGGAACAATCTTATACACAAGGTTTAGATCTTCTAGGATTCAAATACGAGAATAGGACGGAACCGTTTCAGGGGGCATCAGGTGCGACCCATCCAGTATTGGCTGAGGCGGTCACACAGTTTCAGGCACAGGCCTACAAAGAATTATTACCAAGTGATGGACCTGTCAGAACACAGATAATAGGAATCAAAGATCAACAGACTGAATCACAATCGCAGCGTGTCAAGGATTACATGAACTATCTGATCATGGATCAGATGAAGGAGTACGAGGAGGAGTTTGACTCCATGTTATTTCATCTACCATTAGCTGGTTCGACATTCAAAAAAGTTTATTACGACGTGCCGTTAGGAAGAGTTGTATCCAAGTTTGTACCAGCAGATGAATTAGTTGTGCCATACACTGCAACAAGTATCGAGGATGCGGAATCCGTGATACATGTCGTAAAGATGTCGGAGAACGAGTTGCGAAAGCAACAGGTTAATGGTTTTTATGTTGATGTAGATCTCTCACCTCCTAGCAACGTCGAACAGAACTCTGTCGAGAAAAAGGAAAAAGAATTAGATGGAACAAAGAAGACAGGTAAACAGGAGACCATGTTCACTCTTCTGGAGTGTCATGTCAATCTGGATCTGGAGGGCTTCGAGGATCAGGGACCCGAGGGACCGACAGGGATCAAACTACCATACATCGTTACGGTCGAGGAAGGGAGCAGAACTGTTCTCGCCATTAGAAGAAATTATGCGCCTGATGATCTAAAGAAAAATAAGATACAGTATTTTGTTCACTTTAAATTTCTTCCAGGTTTAGGATTCTATGGTTTTGGATTGATCCATATGATCGGAGGACTGAGCAGAACCGCAACAGCTGCTCTCCGTCAATTACTAGATGCAGGAACATTATCAAATCTACCAGCAGGATTCAAACAACGAGGTGTTAGAGTCAGAGATGAGGCGGCTCCGATACAACCGGGTGAGTTCAAGGATGTCGACGCACCGGGTGGAAATCTAAGAGATGCTTTCTTCCCATTACCTTACAAAGAACCATCAGCAACACTATTACAGTTAATGGGTGTTGTCGTGTCAGCGGGTCAAAGATTTGCGTCCATAGCTGATATGCAAGTGGGTGATGGTAATCAGGCTGCTGCCGTTGGTACAACAGTTGCATTATTGGAACGTGGTT